CGCTTACGTTAATAAATATATTTCCGCCGCCGCCGCCTAGCTTGTTATTTGGAATAATGCGTCCATTACTTGACGGGACGAACAATTCCGGCCCTCGTTCTCCTACGATATAAGGCTTATTTTCGCTGGTTAGACCGCCAGTAGCGAGCTTAGGAATTAGTGCCAAATCTTTTGATCCGGGCTTCAAATTATTGACTACGTTATAGCCTTTAATAAGTAAATTAACTACGTCAATAGCCGCATTAATTCCAGCGACTACGCCCTGAATTGCTTTGCTAACGCCGTTAATAATTAGCGCAACGCCTGACCATGCGACTTTAAAAGTCGTACCTAAAAACGTAGCAAACGGTTTAGCGATAAGTAAAAACGCGGTTATACCAATTCCGAGCAGCTTAAAGAATCCGGTGTTATCCTCGATAAGTCCACCTATGGCTTTAAATACTGTTTTAACCGTTTCCAATACTGGAGCTAAACCAGCCTTAAAAATTGGGACGACGTATTTATTCATATAGTCCCATAAAGCGGTCAAACCCGGAATAAATGTATCTTTAAAAAATGTCCCTAAAGTTTCAAATACTGGCTGTAAATCCTCGCCGATATCTGTCGCTAGTGTGCTTAGCGTTGGAATTACTTTATCGACGAATATCGTAACGAGTGGAGTAATTGCGTCGAGCACGAACGCTCCGACGGTTTCTTTGCCCTCGTCAAATGCGATCTTTAGTCGATCGATCTTTCCGGCAAAAGTATCAGCCGCAGCGTTAGCCGATCCTTCATAAGTTGCGGTAACGGCGGCGATTGCTTCATCGAAAGACATAGTTTTAAGTTCGGCAGCTGTTAAACCGATGTCTAATTTGGCTAACGCTGCGGTATTACCGTCGTAAGCCTTAGCGATTAGATTTGACGTAGTTTCAAGTGATTTTCCCGAACCGACCGAAGCGTCGAGAGCGACCTTTTGTAATGCCATCGCTTTTTCAACGTCACCGGTCGATGTAACCAAACGAGAAAACGACGGGCGAAGTTCATCGTCCGTCACGCCCACAGCGAGCGCGGTTTGTGTTATGTAAGACTCGACCGCGGCGATAGTTGCGTCTGTTGCTGTTGTAACGTTGCCGATAGTCGTCGCTAATTTTGCTTGAGCGGCTTCGTCCTCGACCGCAGCTTTAACGCCATCGACTAAAAGTTTTCCAGCATAAACGGCGGCAGCAGCGCCAGCAGCGGCAAACGCAGCACCAGCCTTAACGCCAAAATCGCCTAGCTTTGTACCAAATGAGTCTGTTTCGGTGCTTGCGTCGGTAAGCCCCTTTTTGAGATTATCTACGTCCGCAAGGATCGAGAGTTTAAGCGTTCTTGATCCGTCAGCCATTAGTCGAACCTCTTAACTATTGTAGAAAACGCTTTTTCCCACTCAGCGATTAAATAGGACTGTTCAGCTCTTAAAGTTGGATAAATGAAATATCCGGTCGATCCGCGACCAGTAGTTCCAGACCAGATCGGGAACTGTTTAAATTTATTCGATCCAAATTCTGAGCCGCCCCATAAATCGCGAGTAGTTGCGCCGCCGCTAAACTTTTGACTAACATAACCGAACGCGATCTCGCCAATTTTAGACGATTTACTTACTTTAGAGCCCTCAGCGATTCGACTAGCTACCGGTGACGAATTAAGCGCCCCAGCTTTAGAGATGATCTTGCCCTGTAAATATGTAGCGAGCGCGCTCGATTGCTCTTTAGCTTGGCTAACGGCTTCATCGTCCATCGCCTTAAACGCGCCCGTAATGGCTCGGAGTTCGGCTTTGTCGTACTGGACGACTTCCTTACTTTCCGCCATTTCGCTGCTCCAAAATCTCAAGTGCCGTTAATATGTCCGCCGCGTCCACCCACTCACTCATCGGAATCCCTGTCGCGATCGACAGCTCGATGATTAAATGACTTAGGCTTCCTCGGCTATGGCTTTTGGGCTATCGTCATTTCCGACCGTAATATCTACTACCGTTTCGCACCATATTTCATAAGGTTTGACCGGCTTACCGGCTGCCTCACGTTTGATGGCGTTCCACGCTAAAAACATTAGATCGGAAATTCCGATTTTGTCCTGTGCCTGTTGAATTGTATAACCGGTAGATTTTTCCCACTTAGCGAACTCTGGCGGTTGCGCTGTTGCGGTAGTTAATTTACCGTCGTTCGTTTCTACTTTTATTTCTAATCTCATGCTCCCGATCTCTTTTCTATTAGTCGTTCAGTAGTGGAGTAGTTACGCAAGTAAAGCTAAGCGATACAGTCTGCGCGTCTGGAGCTGTTCCGCCGGCGCTTGGGAAAATTGGTTGAACATCAAACGTGAAAACTGATCCGTTCGCAGCTGTAAAAGATACGGCTAACGGTGTGTTTGGAGCGTTGTCCGCTGCTGTCCAAAGTGAATTACAGAGTGAGCCGCCAGCTGTCCAGTCCGCTAACATTTCAACGTCAAAAGTTCCCTGTGTGTCGGTAGTGTAATAAGCCTTACCGTCGAGAGTCTGATAAGTGTTAATTGTGCTCTCGATTGTGAGAGTTGCGCTTGTTGCTTGTGCGTCATAGTTGTCACCATCGATGGTGAAAGTTATGTCGCGTCCCGTTACGATAGTAGTCGGCATTTTATCTCCTAGTTTTGTTGAGTGTAGTAAGTAGCAACGTCGATTTCCGCAATTAGAAAATTGCTCGAACCTAACGAAATGATCGACGGACGCGATACGTCGCCGACTTCATATCCCGACGGAATAGCCGCGAGAATTTCTATGGCGAGCTTCTCGAGATTGTCGAGCGCTCCGGCGTTATTGTTATAGGCGACGACCGCCGAAATTGTAAAGTTGAGTTTAAGCTGAATAGCGCTGCTAATTAAACGGGTTTCCATGTATGGAGTACCCGGAATAATAAAGCAAGCTGGAGCGATGACCGACTCCGGAACTGACTCATAAACTGACGCAGCAATTCCCGAAAGCGCGGTCGCTAACGGTGCTCTTACGTCTGCCTGAATTGTTGTCATTATTGAGCCATCGTTTCCACGTCAATAAATGGAGCTAATAAACCGACGACGCGATTTTGTAATGATCGCCCTAATACGAACGGGCTAGGATTAAAATCTACCTGTGCCGAAGTGTTGCCCGGAGCTGTGATCGATTGGAAAACTTCGACTGATACGACTAATAGAGCCGACTTTACCGGCGGTACGTTTTGATAAATTTCGGTAAGTGTTTTACCGTCTAAATTTGCTAAACCAGCTGGAATTATTGGCGTAAAAATTTGATCCGGCGCATTTGTCGCGCTAGTAAATAAATAAGGCTCGATCCGGTGATCGCTAACTGTAACCGTTAAGTTAAACGCGTTTCCGCAGCCTGTAATTTCGACTACTTGACCCGGAACGAAATAATTAATCCGCTGAGTAGTGTAATAAGCGACTGAATCGCTAACACGAATACCGGTAATAGCTGACTGATAGCCAGTTAATAACGGCAAAATCGCGCCCTCAGCGCTGGCGATCATTTGTTCAAGATAAGCGTCTGAATAAAGAGAATCGCTAACGCCTAGCACGTCGCGAAGTTCTTGCGCTGTAACTATTGGCATTAGCGATCCTCTCTAGTTCGGCTCGGTCGCCCTCGGGAGCGAAAACGACCGATGTTTATTTTCTTACGCTAGGTTGTTCCATCGTGCGCCGTTGGCTACCTTTGTAGCTAGTGCGCCGTATCCGTAGTAAAGAATATCCAGAGTACCGTCTGACTGGATTGCTGTACGAAGTTGGAAACGAGGTGACTCGTACCATGTGTAAGCATTTGGATCGATTACTACCATAGATAGGTCGCCCTGATCTGTTGTTGATCCAGCGGTTCCGATTGAACGTGAAACAAACAGATTTAGACCCGGTGAAACTACGCCGCGAAGTGAATCGCCGCGAACCTGTCCAGCCGCGTTGCTAGGTTGCGCCGCATTGTATAGAGGTGCTCCGTTATCGTTATAGCCCATGATGTTGCCCCATTGAGTAGTTGAAACTACTAACGATTGAGCAAATCCGAGCGAAGCATTGTAAACGGCTGCTGCTGCTTGAGATGTATAACCTAAGAATCCGGTAGCTGAGTTAGCTGCTTGAGCGGTTGTTCCGCCAGCTGCTTGAATTGCTGCGGTAACGTATTCGTCGGTTTCCTTAGCATAAGCAAACTCGAGATTTTGTAAAAGAGCCGCTAGATATTCTGGTCGGCTGCGGTCGATGAGTTCGACCGTTGAAATCGCACGACCCTTAAATGGCTTAACGTTTACTGAAAGATAAGTCGCTGAAAGTGATGACTCTGTAACAGGGTCGCCCTCGTCGATTTGGCTAACAGTTGGAACGGCTGTGACCTTAGGAATTTCAAAGGACATGCCCTCGGCTACTAGCGCCTCGCGAGAAATCGCGTCGATCATGCCGCGATCAGCGTTAGCTAGTGCGTTAATAACTGTGGTGCTCTGAGGTGTTGGGATCATGCCCGGCGCTGTTGATGTGGTGTTATCAGCTGCGCGAACGTAAATCTTTGAATCCTCATCGCCCAAAACGCTTGCGCGTAGTGAGTGCTCGAGATAAGAAATCTTATCCACGATTGGCGAACGTGGCGCGGTGTACGCCATTGGAACGTGCTTAGACGCTTCTACCGTTTCGGCAGCTGCGCTTTGTGGAACGGTAGTGTCGGACACTTGTTCTCCTTCGGTTGTTGGATTTGTTTCCTCTGTTTCCTCATCTACTTCGGAATCAGAATTTTCATCGGTCGATTCGACTTCCTCGTCGGTTTCATTTTCACTAGCCGCGACCTGGCTTACTCGAGCGCTGTCGATTGCTGGCTCTGACACTAAAGACACTTCATCGAGCGAACCTTTAGCGACTACTAAAACTCCATCGACGAAATCGTGCGCATTTACTTTTATTCCTACGCTAAAACCATCGCGGAGACCCGTCGCGGCTTCCACTAGTGCGTCGTTTCCGGCTGTTGTCTCCGCAATTTTGAAAGTCGCGTCGATACCTTGATCGGTCGCTGTCATAGATAAAACTTTTCCAATTGGGCGAGTGCGATCGTGTTCTAATAATAGTTTTACGTTTTTAGTCGCGATAGATTCTGGCTTGAACGAAGTTAGCCCGGCTGATGTTGATCCGGTTTCGTTCCATGTAACGACTCGACCGGTAATGGTGCGAGATTCGCTATCGGCTGACGTGATTGTTAGCGGTGAGTTTAGTTTCATGAGATCATGTCCTCAGCTTGTCGGATTTCATCGACGCTGATCGCGCCAATATCAAATAAAGTTTTGTAAATTGCTACGCGTTCGCTTTCGCTGCCACGCAAATAATCATCTAGCTTGAAGTGAACCTTTTGTGAGCTAGGCACGAAGTCCGGCATAGATAAACGTTCGGAAATTGAAGTCATTAGCGGAATCAGCGAGAAATCTAAAAGAGTTTTACGCGTTACGTTTGCGTTTGAATAAGTCATGCTTGATCCGGTTTCAGAATCTACGAAATAAGCCGGAATTCCAATAGCTCGAGCTAGTTCGGTCGCGATGTAACTTCTCGCAGCTGCGAGCTGTAATTTTTCCGGATCGAATCCGACTGTATCTAGTTTAACGTCAGCATTTAAAAACGCGGTCGAACGATTACGTCGAGCAACGCCCCACGACTCGAGTAATTTCGCAATTCGATCAGCTGAGAGAACTGTACCGTTAGAGCTAAGCACCATCGATGGCAGCGGCTCACGCGCATAGTTAGCGGCGGCACGTTCTAATTCTGCTCCGGTACGAATTGTACGACCAGCGCGATTTAATAAACCCTCATCGTTACCGTAGAAAACTACGAGCGAGCCCACCCCAGAATCAGGGACTCTAATTCCGTCCACGGTGTAATACTCGATAGCCGTCGCGTTAGTATTTGTAAAATAACTTACGCGAGTAGGCGATACTCTTTGAACGGAACGAACGCGCATAGTGTCGGCGAATAATTCTGTAATTTGCCAGTATGCGTAGCCATAAAATAATAAATCCTCAGCTGTCCAGACATAAGTCGCACTTCCCGGGACGCGTGGATCGGGATCTTTAATAACTCTAGGGCTTGGCACTTCTAACCCTGTCGTATTGTCCCGGACTTGAAGCCCGATCGAAGCGATGGACGAACAGATAATCCCACGAGCACGTGCGATCGTAGGAACACTCATAGCTTCTTCACGCGTCGCCGTTAAGTTTCCAGCGTTATAAGTATAAAGCGAGTCAATATTCGGAATCGGCGCTAATGAAGCTGTAACGTCGTTAGCTACTACCGGCGCGACAGCCTCAACGCGTGAAGCAAATAAATCTCGAATACCCATGACCGAAATTCTCTCAGCCTTATAGCATTAACCCACCATAATATCGAAGTCCATCTCTGGGCGTGTCGCGAAGTGCGTAACGAGCGCCGTCGCTACCGCAGCGCAAACCGCAGCTTGCGAAGCTCGACGACCAATAACCCAGCCGCCATCGCCACGCTTGAGCTGTACCGCTGAAAGAATCTGAGTCGTCAAATCCGTCTGTCCTCGATGACGTAATCGCCCGGAATTAATTGCTCCGAGTAATTCGTCGCAAGCCTGAGGATAAACTGTATCCATGTCATAGATCGGGATACCGGCTGGCTGGAATCTCGCAGC